ATCGCCATCGAAGGCCCCGGCGGCATTCAGGCGACCTTCGACTGGCAGGGGGCCCGCGCCATCTCCCCTGCTCGCATGTGCACCGCCGTCCTCACCAACACTGTCGCGAGCTACTGACCATGATCAGCCTGACCCTGTCCCGCGAGCCCGAGTGGCTCGACCTCACCCATGGCGTGACGGTATTCATCCGCCCGCTGACCGCGGCGATCTTCTCGGCCGCGCGCGCCGATCTCGAGGCTGACGACCTGATCGATGCCGAGGCGCAGGAGGTCGCAGCTGCCTTGGTAAAGGCGATCGCGCGCCGGACCATCCTGTCCTGGGAGGGTGTCGGCGATGCCGAGGGGAACGTGATCGAACCGGACGAGACGGCGATCAACGCGCTCTTCGATCTCTGGCCGATCTACGAGGCCTTCAACGAGCGTTTCATCGCCCGCTGGCTGCTGCTCGGTGACGAGGGAAACGGCTCTGCGCCCTTGCCGACTGGCACTTCGGCGGGGGCGCCGGATATTGCGCGGCCTGTGCCCGGCGCTGCGCCGACTGCCCCGCCCGGCTGAACCAGCCGCGCACTGCCGAGGGCTGGCAGGTCTGGGACCTCGTCCAGCGCCTCGGCGGCCAGATGCGGGTGATCCCGGGGGCCGTGGTCGGGATCGACATGGTGGCGGCTTTTGAACTCGCCCGGGCGCTGGGCGTGGAGGCGCGCCTTGTCGCCGAATGGCTGCCCGGCATCGAGGCGGTGTTGGTGCGGCGGATGAATGAACAAGCGAAAGGAGGACGGATCGATGGCTGAGCGCAGAGTTTCTGTCCGCCTTGGCGTTGTTGGCGGTAAGGACGTCGAGGACCAGCTGCGCCGGATCGGGACGACAGGAAGCGATGCCTTCCGCAAGGTCGGGCGCGATGGCGCGCAGGCCTTCGGCCAGATCGAACGCGCCAGCGGCTCGGGCCGTGCCGCGATCGCGAACACCGCCTTCCAGATTCAGGACCTCGCCGTGCAGATCGCAGGCGGCACCAGCGCCAGCCGGGCCTTCGCGCAGCAACTGCCGCAACTCCTGGGTGGGCTCGGGCTCATGGGGGCCGTGGCCGGTGCGGCGGCGGCGATCTTCATCCCTTTCGCAGCCTCCCTCTTCGACACGGCAGATGCCACCGCCGCGGTCGTCGAAGAGATGCTCGGCGCGGGCGGGTCCATTGGTGCTGTCGAAAGTGCGGTCTCGGCCCTTGAGGCGACGCAGCGCGCCTATAACGCGGCGATCTCGCAGACTGGCGGGGCCTCGTCTTCGGCGGCGGCGCTGGTGATCGCGAACTCGGCGGCCGAATTCGAGGCGCGCAAGCAGATCCTCGCCGTCGAACTCGAGCTTCTGCGCATCCGCCGCAAAGAGGGCACAGAGTCCGCCAGCAACCTGCGCGATGGCATCGCCGCAGAGCGCAACAACCAGCTGTCGCGGATCATCGGCGGCATGCAGAACGACATCCGCTTTACCGGCACCGACCGTGCTGGCGGCACACTCTCCGACTACGTGAACATCGGCCCGCGCAGTGTTGCCGAGTCTGGCGTCACCCCGGACATGGTGGAAGCCTACCGCGAGGGCACCAAGCTGGACCGGCTGGCGCTGCAAAAGCTGGACGCGGAGAACACGCTGGCCGACCTTGCCATCAGCAACGCCGAAGATCTGATGACCACGAAGTTCGAGCAGGTCGCCGCCGGGGCAGAGGCCGTCGTGCCCGCCGTCGGCCGCGCGGGCAGGGCCGTCCGTCAAGCCGGGCAGGACGCAGGCCAGGACGGCGAAGCAGCCACCGCGGGCTGGGCGCTGGCCGTCGAGGCCCTCGATCAATACGCGGCCAGCGCGCGTGACATCGGCAAGGACATCGGCGCGAGCCTCGTCGGTGCCTTCCGTTCCGCCGAGGACGCGATCGGCAATTTCGTGAAGACCGGCAAGCTGGATTTCGGCAGCCTTGTCACCAGCATGATCGCCGATCTGGCCAAGCTTGGCGCGCGCCGGTTCATTCTCGGACCGCTGGCGGGCGTGCTGTCGGGCGCGTTGGGCAGTGGCGCGGTCGGCCAGGCGCTGGCGGGCGTTTTCCACGACGGCGGGATCGTTGGCGCAGGCAGATCGACCCGGGCCGTCCCGGCTGCCGCCTTCCTCGGCGCACCCCGAATGCACTCTGGCGGCTGGGCGGGCCTTGCCGCCGACGAGGTGCCCGCGATCCTGCAGCGCGGCGAGCGGGTGCTGTCGCGCGACGAGGCCCGGGGCTACGGCCAGGCGTCGGTCAACGTCACCATTCAGGCCCGTGACGCGCAAAGCTTCCGGCAATCGCGGAGCCAGGTCGCGGCCGACATCGCGCGTGCGGTGCAGGCCGGGCGGAGGAACCTCTGATGGCGTTTCACGAGGTCCGTTTCCCGGACAACATCAGCCGCGGCGCGCGGGGTGGGCCGGAGCGGCGCACGCAGATCGTGGCGCTGTCCTCGGGCGACGAGGAGCGCAACGCCTCCTGGGCCAATTCCCGGCGGCGCTACGATGTCTCCTATGGCGTCCGGCGGGCTGACGATCTGGCGGCAGTGGTCGCCTTCTTCGAGGCCCGCAACGGGCGGCTTTATGGCTTCCGCTTCAAGGACTGGTCGGATTTCAAGTCCTGCGTGCCCTCGGCGGCGCGGGGCTTCGCCGACCAGCCCATCGGGACCGGCACCGGATCGAACCGCTTCTTCCAGCTTGCCAAGACCTACGCCTCCGGCGCGCAGTCCTGGACGCGGACCATCGTCAAGCCGGTGGCTGGAACCGTTCGCGTGGCACTTGGCGGCGTGGAGCAGTTGTCGGGCTGGACGGTCGACACGACGACCGGGATCGTCAGCTTCACCACGGCACCAGGATCGGGCGTCGCGGTCGCGGCAGGCTTCGAATTCGACGTGCCGGTGCGCTTCGACAGCGACTCCCTGGACGTGAACCTCGACATCGAGCGCCTCGGCTCGATCACCTCGATTCCGCTGTTTGAGATCAGACGATGAAGGCTTCAGCTTTTGCCGAGAATTGCCTCAATCTCTGCGATCCGGGCCGTGAGCGTCATCGGCGCGACCACGGACTCGGTGAAACCGCAGGCAAGATAGAAGTCGCGCGCCCTGTCGTTCAAGGCGTGCACAAGGACGGCAGCGATCCCGACCTCCCGCGCGGCCGCCGAGATGCGAAGGAGCGCGTCGCGCAAAAGCGCCCGTCCGAGCCCTGCGCCCTGTTCGGAGACATCGATCGCCAGCCGACCGAGGACGATGACCGGGATCGGATCGGGCATGTTCTGCCTGAGCTTGCGCGGCACAAGGTCATGGCCGACCGATCCGGCGGCAAGTGCGTAGAAGCCGACCACCCGGTCGCCCCGGCACAGAACGTAGGTCCGCGACGCCCCCGAGACCTGATTGGTGCGTGCCTTGCGCACCAGCCAAGCATCAAGAGTGGAGGCTCCCGAGGTGAAGCCGTCAAGCCGGTGGTGATCCGCCAGAAATTCCGGTGGCCTGAGCGGCTCGGTGCCGGTCACGTCTCCCAAGGCGCGGGCGTCGCGAGAAGCGCGCGCAGCCGGGCGTTCGGCGCGAGAGGTGCATCCAGCTGCGCAAGGAACGCCCCGAAGCGGTCCGCGTCGAGGCGGAAGTGCGACCGATCCAGCAGCGTGTCCTCGGCTGCCTGCCGAGAGGCATCCAGCATGAATTCCGAGCGGTTCTTCCCGAGAGACTCGGCGGCACGGTCGATCAGATCGCGGTCCCTTGGCGGGACCCGCAGATTGATCAGCAACCGGCGCGCGGCCTCATCCTTGCGATGTGCGGCAACCATGATGGCACCTCCTGTCTGACTTCAATCGCAACTGTAAAGACGAACGCTTTACAAATCAATCCCGGACCATCGGAAAGATGGGACCGAAAGGAAAAGGTCCATTCATCATGAAATCCCTCCCCGCCCCGCTGCAGGCTCATCTGGACGACGGCACGACCACGCTTGCGTGGTGCTGGCGGATCACGCGCGCCGACGGGCTTGTCCTCGGCTTCACCGATCACGACCGCACCCTGTCGTTCCTCGGCACCAGTTTTGAGCCCGACAGCGGGCTGATCGCCTCGGAAGTCCGCTCGGGCTCGGACCTGTCCGTCGACGCGCAGGACGCGGAGGGCGTGCTGATGTCGGGCCGGATCACCGAGACCGACATCATCGACGGGCGCTGGGACAATGCCACGGTCGAGGCCTGGCGGGTCAACTGGGCGGACACGGCGCAGCGCGTGCTGGTGCGGCAAGGCAACGTCGGCCAGATCAGGCGCGGTCGGATGGCCTTCGTGGCCGAGGTGCGCAGCATGGCGCACGCGCTCGGGCAGACAGTCGGGCGCACATTCCAGACCGCTTGCGATGCCGCCCTTGGCGACGCGCGCTGCGGCGTCAACCTGGAGGCGGCGGGTTACAAGGGCACCGGGGCAGTGATCACCCTGCTGCGCGACCGGGCCTTCCTTGCCTCCGGCCTCGGGAGTTTTGCCGACAACCTCTTCAGTTTCGGCACCGTCGAATGGACGAGCGGGCCGAATGCCGGGCGGCGGACGGAAGTCACGATCCACGAGAACGCGGGCAGCGACGTGACGATCACGCTTCTGGGCGAGCCGGTCCGTGCAATCGCGGTCGGGCACGCCTTCACGATCCGGGCCGGATGCGACAAGCGGATCGACACCTGCGCGGCGAAGTTCGCGAACGCGGTCAACTTCCGGGGTTTTCCGACGATCCCGGGGCAAGACGCGGTCCTGCGCTATGCGGTCCGCGACGGCAGCAATCAGGGCGCGGTGCTCTGATGCCCGCCGATCCGTCCCGCGTGATCGCCGCCGCCCGCGCCTGGCTCGGCACGCCCTACCACCATCAGGCCAGCGTCAAAGGCGCAGGCTGCGACTGCCTCGGGCTGGCGCGCGGAGTCTGGCGCGAGGTGGTGGGCCCTGAGCCTTTGCCGGTGCCGCCCTACAGCCGGGACTGGGGTGAGGCCGGACCCTTCGAAGTTCTCGCCGACGGCGCGGGGCGGTGGATGCTGATGGTGCCGGTTGCGGAGGCCGGGCCGGGGGCGCTGGTCCTGTTCCGGATGCGGCGCGGGGCCATCGCGAAGCACATCGGCATCCTGACCGGGCCAGTCAGCGGACCGGCCACGTTCCTGCATTCCTACGAAGGCCTCGGCGTGGTCGAGGAACCGCTCACGACCGCATGGGCGCGGCGCATCGCCTTGGCCTTCCTCTTTCCTTCACCTTCGGAGAGGTCATGACATGGCGACCCTCGTCCTCGGTGCTGTCGGCTCCGCGCTGGGCGCGGGCTTCGGCGGCACCATCCTCGGCCTGTCCGGGGCCGCCATCGGGGGGCTGGTCGGTTCCTCGATCGGCTCGGTGGTCGACAGCTATCTGCTGGCGTCGCTGACACCCGGCCAGCGCATCGAGGGCGCGCGCCTGGACGGTCTGCGGATCACCTCTGCGACCGAGGGCACGGTCTTGCCGCGCCTCTTCGGGCGGATGCGCCTCGGGGGCAACATCATCTGGGCCACCGATTTCCGCGAGGAGATCGTGACGACCGAGACCCAGGGCGGGGGCGGCAAGGGCGGTCGCCGGCGCGGCCCGACGGTCACGACGACCGAGTATCTCTATTACTCGTCCTTTGCGGTCGCACTGTGTGAAGGACCAATTTCAGGGATCGGGCGCATCTGGGCCGACGGCGCGCCGATGGACATGGCAGGAGTCGTTTGGCGCTGGTATCCCGGCAGCGACACGCAAGGCCCAGACCCGCTGATCGTCGTGCGCATGGGAGCCGCCGTCACGCCTGCCTATCGCGGCACCGCCTATGTGGTCTTCGAAGAGCTGGCGCTGGAGCGCTACGGCAACCGCCTGCCGCAGCTGTCCTTCGAGGTGTTCCGCCCGCTGGCTGAGGCCGATACCGCCGAGGGGCTGGTCGGTGCCGTGACGCTGATTCCAGCCTCGGGCGAGGCTGCCTATGCGACAAGCCTGATCCGGCGGGACGGGGCGGGCGCGGAGAACTGCAATGCGCTCGCCGATGTGCCGGACCTTGACGTCTCGCTGGATCGCCTCTCCGCGCTGGCGCCGGCGGTGCAAAGCGTCTCGCTGGTCTCGGCCTGGTTCGGCGATGATCTGCGCGCGGGCGTCTGCACGGTAAAGCCGAAGGTCGAGGTGGCGGCAAAGACCACCACGCCCGCCTAGTCGGTCGGCGGGCTGCCGCGCGCGTCCTATGGCGTTGTGACCCAGATCGACGGGCGTCCGGTCTACGGCGGCACGCCTTCGGACGCGAGCATCGTGCAGGCCATTCAGGAGCTTCGGGCACGGGGCAAGCGGGTGACCTTCTACCCGTTCGTCATGATGGATATTCCACCCGGCAACACGAAGCCCAACCCCTACAGCGCCAGCGCCGCCGGTGTCGGGCAAAGCGTGTTCCCCTGGCGCGGGCGCATCACCTGCTCGCCTGCCGCCGGTTACGCGGGATCGCCGGACAAGACCGCCGGGGCCGTGACGCAGGTCGCGGCCTTCTTCGGATCAGCCTTGCGGACGCAGTTCTCAGTGTCGGGCACGACGGTGACCTTCACCGGAACGCCGAGCGACTGGGGATTGCGGCGGATGATCCTGCACTACGCCCACCTCTGCGCGGCGGCGGGCGGGGTCGATGCCTTCCTGATCGGCACCGAGATGCGCGGTCTGACCCAGATCAGGAGTGCTGCCGGCACCTATCCGGCGGTCGCCGCGTTCCAGACGCTGGCGGCCGACGTGCGCGCGATCCTCGGGGCTGGCACGAAACTGAGCTATGCCGCCGACTGGTCGGAATACTTCGGCCACCAGCCGCAGGACGGCACGGGCGACGTGTGTTTTCACCTCGACCCGCTCTGGGCCGATGCGAACGTCAACTTCGTGGGGATCGACAACTACATGCCGCTCTCGGACTGGCGCGACGGCGACCAGCACCTCGACGCCCTCGCCTCGCCGGATATCCACGACCGCGCCTATCTGCAGGGCAACATCGCGGGGGGCGAGGGCTTCGCCTGGTTCTACGCCTCTGACGCCGCCCGCGCTGGGCAGGTTCGCACCCCGATCACCGACGCAGGCTTCGGCAAGCCCTGGGTCTTCCGCTACAAGGATATCCGCAGCTGGTGGAGCAACCAGCACCATAACCGGCCCGGCGGGACCGAGAGCGGATCGCCCACTCCTTGGGTGCCGCAATCGAAACCGATCTGGTTCACGGAGATCGGCTGCCCGGCCATCGACCGGGGCAGCAACCAGCCCAACGTGTTCGTCGATCCGAAATCCTCGGAATCCTTCGCGCCACACTTCTCGCGGGGCTGGCGCGACGACGCGATCCAGCGCGCCTATCTGGAAGCCTCGTGGCTCTGGTGGGGCAATGCCGCGAACAACCCGACCTCGGGCATTTACGGCGCGCCGATGCTCAATCTGGCGGAATGCGCCGCCTGGACCTGGGATGCCCGACCCTATCCCTTCTTCCCGGCGCTGTCGAATATCTGGGCGGACGGGGCCAACTGGCGGCTCGGGCACTGGCTGACCGGGCGGCTCGGCGCGGTGTCGCTGGCGGCGCTGGTCCGTGCACTCTGCACGCGGGCGGGCCTGTCCGCCGCGCTCATCGACGTCTCCGGCCTCTGGGGCGCGGTCGAGGGCTACGTGATCTCCGCACTCGAAAGCCCTCGGACCTCGATCGACGTGCTGGCGCGCCACTTCGGGTTCGACGCGGTCGAGAGTGAGGGCAAGCTTCGCTTCGTCATGCGGGGCCGGGCCCCTGCGCTGTCGGTCACGCCCGACGGAATGGTCGCGGGCGGCGGGGGCCCAGGAAACGAGGGGTCGGCCGAGCCGCTGGAAATCGTCCGCGCGCAGGAATCCGAACTGCCGCAGGCGCTGAAATGGACCATCGCGCGGGCCGACGAGGACTATGACGCCGCCATCGTCGAGGCCCGCAGGATCACGGTCGACAGCACCCGGATCGCCGCCGAGGCCTTCGCGATTGCCGTGCCACCGGGGGAGGCCGAACGCCGCTGCCGCCGCGCGCTGGTCAAGGCCTGGGTGGGGCGCGAGACGGCGACCTTCCGGCTGCCGCCGTCGCGCCTTGCCCTCGACCCCTGCGACGTGGTCGGCCTTGTGATCGACGGGCGGACGCTGCAGATGCGGATCGCCCAGACGGCGGATGCGGATGCCCGGACGCTGGACTGCGTCCGGCAGGACCGCGAGGCCTATGATCTGCCGCCGGGCGAGCCGCGCCTGGCATCCATCGCGCGCCCGGTGGTGTTCGGCGCGCCTGTGGTCGAATTCATGGACCTGCCACAGCTTCGCGAGGACGTGCCCGCGCATCGCCCGTATCTCGCCGCCGATGCCGCCCCGTGGCCGGGCGCGCTGGGCGTGTATCGCAGCCCGGCGCTGGACAGCTTCGCCTTTCTGACCGGCGTCGACGGTCGCGCGCGAATGGGCAAGCTTGCCTCGGACTTTTATCCCGGCCCCGTGAGCATCTTCGATCTGGGCAACTCGGTGCTGGTCGATCTGACCTATGGCACGCTCGGCAGCGTGACGGATCTCGATGTGCTGGGCGGGGCGAACGCCTTCGCCCTGGAAAGCGGGCCGGGCACCTGGGAAATCCTCCAGGCTGCGACCGCCGAGCTGGTCTCGCCGGGGCGCTACAGGCTCTCGCGGTTCCTGCGCGGGCAGCGCGGCACGGAAACTGCGATGGGCAACCCCGCGCCCGTGGGCGCGCGGATCGTGGCGCTGGACGATCTGATCGTCCCGCTGCCCATCGCCGAGGCGGAGATCGGGCTGGCCTGGAACTGGCGAGTCGGCCCGGCCTCGCGCGGCGTCAGCGATCCGACCTACACGGGCCAGGCGTTCACCCCTGCCGGGCGCGGCCTCGTGCCCTTCGCCCCGGTGAATATCGAGCAGCCCTGGCGCACCGGGCGGGTGCCGGGCGACCTGACGATCCGCTGGGTCCGGCGCTCGCGCGATCTGTCCTCCGACTCCTGGGAAATCGGCGAGCCGCCGCTGGCCGAGACGGTGGAGGCCTGGGAGGTGGAAATCCGGGACGGCGCGGCCCTCAAGCGCACGCTTTCCTCAGGCACGACCTCCACCCTCTACAGCGCCGCAGCGCAGATCGCCGACTTCGGCGCGGTCCTCGGACCCGGCCAGTCCTTCACCGTCCGCATCTACCAGCTATCCGCCCGGCTCGGGCGAGGCACGCCTGCAATCGTCACCCTGTTCACCTGAGGGGGCCTCCCATGCCGAACCCGACCAGCAACCTCGCGCTGCCGCAAATCCTGTCGGCGCAGGCGCAGAAGCACGTCACCCACAACGACGCCCTGCGCCTCCTCGACGGGATGGTACAGATCGGCGTCCTGAGCCGCGTTCTGACCACGCCACCGGGATCTCCGACAGACGGCGACCGCTATATCGTGGCCAGCGGTGCGACGGGCCTCTGGACAGGCTGGGACCTCAATGTCGCCTTCTGGACCGACGGCGCATGGCTGCGCCTCGTGCCCCGGCGCGGCTGGGTCGCCTGGAGCGTGGCGGACGCAGGCCTCTACGTCTGGAACGGTACCGCCTGGACGCCGGTCGGCGGCGGCATTTCCGACGGCGACAAGGGCGATATCGTCGTGTCGGGCGGCGGCACGGTCTGGACTCTCGACCCGGCGGCGAACGCTGTCCTGAACCGCCTCGGCCTCGGCGGGGCAACCCCGGACGCCACCAACCGGCTGTCGGTCAACGCGCCTGCAGCCCTGTTCAACAACGCCGGAACCTCGTTCCAGATGGTGCTGAACAAGGCGGCGGCGGCGAACGATGCGCTGCTGGTGTTCCAGACCGGTTTCAGCACGCGGGCGATCTTCGGCACCGGCGGATCGGACGACTTCACGCTCAAGGTCAGCCCG